CCACCATTTACTAAAACCGCTATTCTTTGTGCTTTGGTAGCGGCAGCTTTAATGACATTCATTTCATTTAACAAAGTAACTTTACTTACTTGTTCTGTTTCTAAAGCCGCAGATAGGTCAGTTTTTTCTGTGGTCAACTGAGCAATGGTACTATTAAGAGTGTTGATTGTTTGAGTACCGGCTTCGATTTTATTGTTTAATTCTTTTATCAGGTTTTCATGTTGTTCGACAGCAGCTTGAGCAAGCCTATCTTCTAGGGCTTTATTGGCATCTGTAAGACTCTTCAAATTAACTTTCAAATCACTAATTTGGTCTTCAAATGCTTTAGTGTTTTCAGCAGTCATTATTAAATTCTCCTTGATTATTGCTGTACAAGATTGGCTATTAGTATGTAATACACCAGAATTATTAATAAGCGGATTTATTTCGCTAGCCTTAATAACTTTAATGGCGTCTGATTCGGTAAAAATGATACTTTTCTTATTAGCTGGCGTATCTACATAGCCTTTAGCAGAGAAGACTATTCTACGTAAAGCACGACCAACTTGATAGTTTTCGTAGATACCAAGTCCACCATATGCACGCAGATATTTAGTCAAAAATGCCGATTCATTATTACGAGGAACTACATGGAATTGTTCTTGATTTGCTTGACTACGTAAAACATAGTCGAACCCACTAAACATACATTCCATAGAAACAAATTTTTGACCAGCGTTAATTTGTTCTATAAGTTTATTTGTTCTTTCTATTAACGTTTCATCTTGCCATTGTTTATATATAACTGCGGCATTAACTAAATGAAATGTATCTGGCAACTCATCAATTGGAGTATCATCACTAATTATAGTACCATCATCAGTAATAGGCCAACTATCAGTCATATGACCAACAATCATATGTTCGTCGTGCCCAATATTTGTTGGCTTATGTGACGGAGTAAATCTAGCCGCCCACACTTCTGCTGGCGGAAAATAATCGTCATTACCATTCCAGTTAGTTGTAACAAGAATACTTTTATGAAAAAATAAATCACTATCCTTTTCACTAGCAATAACGCTACCGTACTGTTGACGTATTTCTGCAAATGTTTTCTTAATATAGTCTTGATTTGCAGGCTCAAAAGGTATAATACTACAATCATATGCTATAGATGTATTAGTCGCAACCAGCGCCGAAACACCATCTTGCATTTCCCGTTTATATATTGGAATCATCTATAGTCTCCATGTATTCTGCATATGCATACGCTTGTATTTGATGAATGTCGTCAACCGTTGGAACCTTATTGCTTATAGTTTTAAGTTCCCGTAGATAATATTCTCTAATCTTGTCAATTTGCGCAGGAATATTTTGGTTTAAAGCTGCCTTAATATTGACTTCGTTTAAGTCTGACAATTCTTTTATATTACATAATACCCCAAACTTGATTCTTTCTGCTTCGTTATACTCTGATTCGGTTAATGAACGAATATTCTTTTTATTATAAAGCTCTAATATTCCAGGATTTAATATGTCGGCAATTGTTTTCTGTGCATTTTTAGCCCAAAGCCCTACCATAGCCTTACTTCTCGGCCTAAATGTTTTAGTTTTTCGTTTAGAACTATCTTTAGTATTTTTAGGACGGCCTTTGCCACTCTTACCCTTCGGTAGCGCGTTATTCTTCTTACTAGGCTTTTTAGCAACTCTCGCTTCTAATCCTTTTTCAACAGTGGTTTTTTCTCCTGGTTTCCGTGGTTGTAAATTCAAACCAACCTCAGTCGGAGTTACATCACCAGATTGTAGAGCAATCTTTTGCATGTTCTTTTCTCTTTGTGCTTCAAAGTATGGACCAGCCTTTTCTGCCATTTTACCGCCTTCACGAGCCTTATGTTCACGCGACACGCGTAAACTTTCCATATCTGGATTTTGACCAAACACGCGTTGAATAGTCTCATCGCTCACAATGTTTTCTTCTGCTAATCTAATATATAGTGCTTTCATAGCATCTTCATTAGCCAAAGTCATTACATCAAATTCAATACCATAAGGCTCTGTAAAACCCATGGCCTTTTGTACTATAGATAACTCTTTCTCCCAAAAAGATAGGATTACTTCTCGACCATATTGTAGACGTTCAGTTAATGTTTTTAGAGAAATGAAATTATTAGTAGTACCAGACGCACCAAATGTTCCAGTTAATGTCGGAGGAATACCAAGACCGGCATATATAGCATTTAGTGTTGCCGTATATTTTTCTTCTCCAAGAAAATTATGGACCTGAGTATTGGATTCAACCATTTCAATATCTGGACCCCAAATAAAATCCATAGTACCAACACCAGTATGACTCTGTAAAATTTCGGCTAATTTTATTACCGCGTTTGATGTTGGGTATATTTTGTGTTCTAAGCTACCCAACTTAAAAATACGAATGTTAGAAATGGCGCCGTCTAAAGCAGCAACATCGGCCAATTTCAATTTATCTAAAGCAACGGCATCTTTTAAGATAGAATAAATCATGGGTACTGCCCAAGCTTCCCAATCGTCCTTTTTATAGTGGAAAACCATTGTTTTATCAATGGGAAGTATATACGGTTTGGAACTTCTGGCTGCCGCTTTAATATCGGCCGGTAAATTATCCACCAAACTTTTTTCTTGCTCGTTCTTTGGAGACAAAATTATCCGACGTATATCACCGGGTAATTCAAGGGAATATGTGGGGGAACCAATGAAAGAAGCTAAGGCACCGCCGATAACATTAACTACAGACGGGTCTAAAAATGTATACTTCCAAGGTATTTCGCGTTTAACAACTTTTTCTGTTTCAATTTCTATATGGTCGTGGTCGTCTGCGTATGTTTTATATAGTTTCTTTTCTGTCTTAGCATTAATTTTTGCATTTTGTTTTCTAACAATAACATTTGCTGTCCTATACAAATAATTTAAAAATCTTTCTGAACGCTCTTTTCCTTCAACTTTCTTAAACCATTGACGGCCAAATTTTTCTGCTCTTGCATTTTTATTAACGATTCTAATACCTTGACAAGCAAAATCACCCATTAAATCAATAACATTTCTAATCAGACCAACATTATGATATACGGCATTGCACTTTGAGAGAATTTCTTTGTGATTGGTAGGAATTGATTCCGCAGGCCGAAATACGTTATAAGCTTCTCGTGTTAATCCAGGTCTACCAGATATTGAAGGCAACAAATTAGAAAAGTCGCTAATTCCAGCTTTAGCTATACCAACATATTCTTCCAGTGCTTTAGAAGATTCTTTAAGAGCTTCTACTCTTCCATCTTCATCACCTGGTTTCCAACTAATGTACGCTGGCTTATTAAGATTTTGCACCGCTCTAATTGCTGCACTTTTAGGGTATTTTTTCATGTTTGTCTTAAATGGATTACAATAGTATTACAATGCCATTATACACCACTTCTGTCAATAGCTTGATATGGTATGTCGTCAAATTGTCTAACAGTGTTATCTGCACCAAAGTACATCTGATTTGACTTCTTGTTTCTTATATCTATCATATCTGCAAAACCACCCACTACCGTATAAACTGCGGCAGGAGAAGTTCTATGTATCTGGCGTGCTAGCGTGTTTGCTATAACTAAAGCAGAGTATCTATCTTTCTTTAAACGCCCCTTTTTACCACTTTGTTTAATTTCTGGGGTATCCCAGTGTTCTCTGCCAGTTGGTGTTTTAGTTAATACTATGATGGATAGCTCGTTTTTAAGTTCTTCTATCTCCATAACAACGTCTTCTAATGAATCATATAATTTAGATATGTCTCCCGCTTGTATAGCCTGACCATCTGACTCCGCCGCCAGACCAAGGGTTACGGGGTCGAATCTCGGAAATAATATAACTTTATCTTCCATATCCTTTTTTAAGCCGTGATTGGCCTCGCACGTCCATTTTGCATCTGCAAAATTAATAAGCTCTATAAGATGTAAACCTTGGTTACCATCAGTATCTTGTTCTTTATCTGGAATGATTACTGGCCAAATATACTGTTCTCCCTCATATAGTTTATCGGGGTCATGCAACGCTTCTAATATAGATATACCTCCACCCTGACTATCCATACCAATACGTACTGGTGGAAAAGTTCTCATTAAATCTCTGATTTTACGAGCGCAAAATCCATAATAATCATGTTCTTTAGCTAAACCGGCATTTAGTCTTTGGTTGAAGTTTTTACGATTAGTTGACCAACCATGTACTATTCTTGTATGGTCTGAATGTAATTCTAAAATACAAATAGTAAAATTGTCTTGTTCTGATGCCGGGTCGATACCGTAAACATACTGTTTGTCTGTATGACCGCGAACTAAGCTATCAAACCATATCGGACCTTTTGGCATTTGGATTGGCTTATTTTCTGACGCTACACAACTGTCGATTAAACTACGTTTAAAAAATCCTTCACTATCTTTAACAAAGACCGCACCATATTCCATACGATAGATACTTTGGTGCCTCATAGTTGCTTTAGCACGCGACACCTGTTTGTCATCCATAAAACCTTCTGGTACTAGTTCATATGGAATACGAATAATAGAATAGTCTTTCCAATTAAAGCTTTTAGGAATATCTTCTCCAACCACTTCTCTTAATTTGTCTTCATCTCCTCGACTATCTATAATAGCCTTATACCTTCTCCAATATGCAGCAAAATGATTAAAATCATAATCGGCGGTGCCAGAAATAATAGCTTGGTTGCCACGTATGGCAGAATCAAACAGCTTTTGTAAACCTTCACTCCAGATACCGCTTTGTTCATAATGCTTACGTTTAGCGACATTTTTAATATTTTGTATAGGGTCCGCAGATACGGCGGCAAAACCAGCAACAACAGTTTCGTAAATATCGGGATTAATCGACCCAAATTCATCTGCAATTATAACGTGGGCACGCAAACCTCTAATCTTTGACCCGTCTCCCAATGGTATAGCAATGGCCCAGCTATCGTTAATATACATAGTACATCTATCAATATCTCTGCGTGGGCCACTATGACTGTCGCATACGCTTCGTAATATTGGAGAGTTTTTCCATATAGTTTCCATATATTCAAATACTACTTTAGATTGACGAAAAGCGGCACCAACTATAACTACCTTTGTTCCAGGATAAAGTAAACATTTCAATAAAGCAAGAATAGACAATAGCCAGCTTTTTCCATAACCTCTAGAGCATATTAACATAGGAAACGGACGCGTCCATAATTCTTGTAACATAACAATTTGAATTGGCAACAATTCTATATCAAACAATAGTTTGCAAGTCATACCAAAATACTTAGGATTGCGCAATAGCCGCAATAAATGCAAATCCGGTCGTTCTATGTCTTCGTGAGTACGATGAACCATTGGATTTATTAATCCAACTAAATCGTCTGGAGTTAATTCTAACCATAAATTGTCTAATAGCTCAGGAGTGAAATTCGTATTCATGCACTCTC